CAAGCGCTGGTGTTGTTAGCTTGGTGTCGGATAATATTAATGACACGGCTGCCGGCAGTGGACTACGAACGGCAACAATCTATGGTCACAACTTACTCAATATGCCAATAGAGGAAACGCTGACGCTTAATGGAACAACGGCGGTTACCACGACTCTGGAGTTTTACAGGGTGCACAGAATCATGGGATTGACTCATGGAGGAACAAGCGCAATTTCTGGTGGCAACTTAGGAACGCTTACTGCAACTGTTGGTGGGACCACGGTGGCAAAAGTATTGCCAAACAAAGGACAAACATTGATGGCCGTATACACGACACCAGCCGACAAATATGGTTTTATCAAAAATCTATTCTTCTCTTGTGGCCAAGGGAAACAAGTTGATTTTAATTTAAAGTATCGCAATGGTCCAACAGGGGACTATTGTTTTAGCACCAAGTTTGAACTAGAATTGTACCAATACGCATTACCGATTGTATTACCAGATCCAATAATTGTACCGAACAAAACCGACATCGTAGTCACGGCGGTTACCGATGTTGGTACAGTAACCGGATCGGCTGTATTTGGTATTAGATTATTAGACTTTGAAGAATAAGGGGAGCATCCTATGAAACTCGGCAACGTTAAAAAATTCCAAACAACAGCTTTGATGACACCAAACATTAAGGCTGCTATTCCAGTTGAGGAAAACGGTCGGATTGTAGACTATCTTGATGTCGAGACAGAGGGCTATGCCTCAACGTTCGCAAAGGTAACACCAGAGGATCGTTATGGCGATTACATCTTACCTGGTGCATTCTCAAAGACCTTGGCAGCTTATAACAAGAACCCTATGGTATTGCGTGACCACATTAATTCAACAGACCATGCAGCAGGTATCTCCACCATGCATTTTGAGGATGAGCGTGGCCTATTTGTTCGTAACAAAATAAGCAATGCTCCTGGGTTGCGAGACTTCCGTTTCAAGGTTGCCGAGGGAATCATCAAGACCTATTCCATTGGTGGCTTTTTCTATTATCTCGAGGACATGCGTGGTATATTCGAGATAGACTTATTTGAATATTCGTTTGTAGCAATACCGGCTAATCCAGATGCCTTGTTCAACGTGCGGAATTTGGACCTAGTAGAGTTTGAGCGCTTGATCAACACTTCCCCGAAAAATGTTCTTGAAAACATAGAGCAGAGTATCAAGAGTGGAAACGTTGTGGACGCTAAAAATCTACAGCAAGCATCCCGCATATTAAATAAAGCTTATGCTGGTAAAACAGCAGAGCGACAAACTGAACCACCTAAGCCAGGCGTATCGGTTGGTGGTATCAGAATTCTAGGAGGCTGAAAATGTTTAAATTTTTCACCGCAATACAGGAAGGCAAGTCTTACGACGAAGCCCTTCAAGCTTCCGGTTTGACAGACCAGCAAGTAAAAGACTTTTGTAAAGAGAAACAAATGTCTGTTGCTGATTTGACCAAAGAGGTAGCTAACGAGATCATGAAGTCTTTGGACGAGCGTGATCAAGGTTCTAAAGGCAACACAGACCAGAACCTTAGCGCAGTAGATATCAAAAACATCATGTTTGATTTCAAACGTGAATTGCTTGGCGATATCGAAAAAGCTAAAAGCGATATTCGCAAAGATTCAAAGATGGTTCATCCCGAAGGTAAAGGATTTGATCAACCAAAGGGTGACGAAGGCAACAAAGCACCAGGTGTAATCATGGGTCACACTCGTGGTTATAAAGACCTTGTCGAAGGTGAAAAACAACTCGTCGATATCTTGATGGGTCGTTGTGAACCTAAATTTGATGAGGATGCCAAAATCAGCGTTGCAGATTCTAAGGACATCATTGATTACCGTCTGCGTAAACAAGTCCGTGGAAAAGCATTGGCTGGTACTTTTGGTCGCAAAGCTATCGAGGCCGGTTCTAACGATTGGAATCCGACTGATTTGGCGTCAATGTTGTTGGTTCGTTTGGGTGAAATTTCAAACATTGCGAACACCATCCCTACCATCGAGATTGCTCGTGGTACTGCAATGGACGTTCCTCTTTTGACTACTCGTCCAACTGTTTATTTGATGGCAACAGAAACCAGCTCTCCAACTGGCTCTGCAATTGGCAATAGCAAAATTACGCTGACCGCTAAATTGCTTAAGGCATTGGTTGAATGGACTGATGTTGCTGATGAAGATTTGGCTATCGCTCTATTGCCTAGCATCGAGGACAAACTTGTCGAAGCTATTGGCAATGCAGAAGATGACTGGATTTTAAATGGTGATACTACTGCAACCCACATGGATGCAGACATCACCGCAGCCGATGACCATCGTAAAACTGCGAAGGGCTTGCGTAAGTTAGCTCTAGCCGGCAGTTTAACGACTGCATTCGGTAACACCTTCACTGCTGCTCTTATGGATAGCTTGAAGGCATCTCTTGGCAAGTATTCTATGATGGAGGAAGTACAGTACTGTAACTATGTTCTTGGTGCTACTAACTACCACAACATGGAAGCATTGTCACAGATGAAAGAAGCACGTCAAGCTGCTGAATTTGCAACTATGGTTACCGGCTTTAGAAAGAACCCGACTTATTTGGGTGTTCCTATTCTCGGTAGCTCATTAGTGCGTGAAAACTTGAATGCCTCTGGTGTTCAAGATGGCGTGACGACTGATCGTACTGCACCTCTGTGCTACAACAGTCGCTACTTCAGACGTGGCTTAAAACGGAATATCACATTTGAGATGGATAAAGCTATCAAGACTGGTGTCATCAGCTTGGTTGCATCTATTCGTCGTGATTTCCAACCAATCGAAGCACCAAGTGCAACGATCAAGTCTGTTGGCGCTGGTATTAACGCCAGTACCTAATCTTGATCTAGTATTAACTGAAAAGGGAGGGGTTAATTCCCCTCCCGACTAAAAGGAGGCGTTATGTCACAGCAAAATTTAGGGGACTCAAACATCAAACAACCCCAAGCGAAAGCAGCAAAAGAAAAACCACTTTATATTAAAAACACTGGGACTATCGGTATTTCAATTCCTGTTCATGTTGAAGCTGGGAAGATTCCAACAGTTGTTAAATTACCTGCTGGTTCTATTGCAGAAGTTACCGAGGACAAGGCGTTGGACATCGTCGAGCGTGTCATCAAAGATTACACCACAGTCCCAAAGGTAAAGGATCAACCTTATGTTAAGCTTGAGAAAGTAAATGAAGGCGACTTCAAAAAGTATCAAGATGGATTGCGTGAAGCAGCGCAAAAGGCTCGTGAAGCATTACTTAAAAAACAAAAAGGCGAGTAAGTCTCGGCGGAGCCTTCCTGCCGATTAGAGGGGTGGGAACCCCAGGACCGCCCCTCGACCCTTGGAGGTTAAGATGGCTGCAACATTGGATCGACCATATTGCTCATTAGAAGATGTCAAGAACGTCCTCAGACGTGTAACCGATTCGTCAAAGGATGAATTGTTGCGTGATGCTATTAACTATGCCTCACGACTCATCGACAGCATTACTGGTCGTATTTTTTACAAGTTAGAATGGACGGATTATTATTTGTCGGCCAATGGGAACCACAAGGTTCTTGGCGACACAATAATCCTTAGCACCTATCCTATTATTTCAATCTCTGCTCTATCAGAAGATGGAACGGCGTTGGTGGAAAACACCGATTACTTTGTTGATTACGAAAGCGGAATAATCACAAAGGCCGAGGATGCTGATTGGGAAACCGATCCAAGGGCTATCAAGATTAGTGGCTTTGTTGGTTACGCCACAGCCGATGATTTAACACCGGCAGTTACACAACCTGGGGACATACGACTAGCTTGTATTGATATTGCAAAGCGTAAAAGCGGGTTATTCCATAAGGAATTACAAGCAATTGATGGAACTACAGGAGAGGTCGAGGACGAGAGCGTACCACAAAGAATATTGACCGACCTCAAAAGGTATCGCAGGAGAATGTTTTAATGTTGAGCTATGGGATAAACCAAGCAGAATTGAATGAGGTCATGCGTGTAGCGCAGGAAAGCTCGTCGCCTGTCCAACAAGATAAAGTGGTCAGGATAACTGCTGATGAAGGGCAGAGGGACTTGGTTAATCTTACACCTAAGAAGTGGACAGGGGACTTAAGACGAAGCTGGCAATCTCCAATTGGGAATAACGCTCAATACACCGTTGTTAATACAAGCCCGATCATGGGCTATTTGGAAGTTGGAACGAAAGACCATGGACCAGTAAAGGCTAAGAAACTTTACATCCCAAAACACAAGAACGCTATGGTTTATCGTAAAGGATTAAAGTGGGGTAAAGACTTTGTATTAACTGATCGAGTTAAAGGCATTAAGGCGAGGCGTTATGTTGAAGGGTATGCTCCCAAGGCAGCGGAAAACCTCGTGCAGAATGTTATTAAATACATATTCAGCAAGATCAAATAGAGAAAGTGGACCGATGCTATGGCCAATGAATTAATAGATGCTTATGAGGAAATCAAAACCAGGCTAGACGCTGCAGCCGTGGTTAGTGGTGCGCTGGAAGGTGTAACCATTGAGGAGGGTCTTGAGGATTCACAAATAGGGCAGGACAATTGCCCACACATTATTGTTTATTTAACTGGTGGAGGCACAGGAGGTGAGGAAGATATAGCGCTCAATAATCGGGACGTTGTGGTGTTGAACGTTCTGCTTAGACTCCGAGACCGAGCAGTCCACAAGTATTTCAATGCCACCAAAGACCGTGGAGTATTATGGATGTTTCAACAAGTGCAAAAGGTTGTCATCGGAACAAACTTGACCGCAGATAACAAATGGCTTTTGCCTCCACGGATAACAATAGTTGCTCACGAAATAACGAACGAGACATACAGACTTGATTTGAATGTCCAGATACGGACAACAATTTATCAGAGAGGGGTATAAACTCATGGCATTTTTAAAGTACATCGGACCAGAAAAGAAAAAGATTGACCCTTATTATGGGGAGTTTCAAACAAAAGGAAAACCTATCGAGGTTCCCGACAGTTTAGCGAGGGAGCGTGTTATCTCCAACCCTACGGATTGGGCCATTGATGCTGAGGCACAAAAAGCCAAAACGCCAAGACCTGAGCCAGGCACGGTGAATGATAAAAAAATGGATTACGGAAAAGGGAAGGGAGGTAAGTAGACAATGCCAAGAGCACAAGGTTCACAAGGTTACATTGGAATAGCCGAACAAGATCACCGGTCAGTACCCAAAGACCCAACGTTATATGGTGATATTGTAGAGGTATCGGCAAAGGCTGACAAAGAGAAAATAGCCATTCCCATATTACGCCCTGGTGTTTATCAACAGACGGCGCAGGACGTTGACGGTAAGAGAATGGCTGGTGAAGGTTTTAAAACTGTGTTTCATCCATCCGATTGGGTATTTTTGTGGAAGCATCTACTCGGAGAGGTGACTTCATCCCAACAAGGCGGGACTTCCGCTTACAAGCACGAAATAACAGGGATCGATACCGTTTATGGTAATGGTTTAACTGTTATGAAACATCTTGACCAAATGACCATGCATCTATTCGGCATGTTTGCAAACAAGGCCACGGTTGATTTAGAATTAAGTCAGCCAGCTTTTATCACTTGGGAGTTTGTAGGTAAAGACGGAAGCATTGGGACAGGCACATCAGGAACCAGCCAAGGTCAAAATGCGATCACCTTCCCTGTGACATTAGTTGCAAGCACATCGGATCAAATTAGCATTGCAATTGATGGTGGTTCTGCGGTTGAAGTTACATTAACCGCCGGTGCTTATGCCACTGGTGCAGCATTGGCCACAATGATTAATGGCATTATTGCTGATCCCGATAATGGTTACACATCATTGTTGGATTCACACCGCAATCCAATCGTTGCTTGCCGAGTAGATTCAAACGACAAATTGAATTTCTATTCAGCGAGTAAAGGAACAAGCAGTGCAGTTGCTTGGACTGCTGGTACTAATGATGCTAGTTTGTTACTTGGCCGAGGAACTCCTGTTGAGACTTCTGGTAATGCTACTGTCTCGACTCCTGTTTATAACAGCGCAGTTGGTCCTTATATCTACCACCAAGGACGGCTCAAATTAGACAACGTTGAAACTTGCGCACAAAAATTGTCTTTCAGTGTAGACAATCAATTGTCACCTATCGAGTGCTTGGGCTATGACTCAAACACAGATGTGGTTAAAGTTACTCGTGTTATATCAGGAACCATTACTAAGTGGCTAGAGGACGCAACCATAAAACAGGCGTTTGAAAACAACACTGATGTGGAGTTAGATATTGAACTACGATCAGGCGTTGAAGCAGACACCGGTTATAATTATGATTGCGATATCATAATGAAAGCGATTCGGTATGGAAATCCAGAACCAGGATTAGCCAGTAAAGACCCAATCGCAGAGGAGGTTCCTTTTATTGCGTATTATTATGATGCGACATACAAGGATTTTTACATCTCCTTTATCAATCTTTTGACTTCTATATGATCGGTAGTGTAAAGCGTCGAACAGCGGAGGTCAGGTGTGCGGGGATCACTTGGAAGTTGCAGTCTGTGGTCCCTGTAGACTTAATCCATACAGAGCACTGGCCGTTCCATGCATTCGAAATAGTGGAGCCCAAAGGGAAGCAAGACAACATCCCTGACTATTTCAAAAAGGATCCCCTAGCTCGGATGTACGAAGGCAAGGAAGGGCTCAAGCCTGGTGGATATGTGTCAGAAGCAGAGAAGCAAGAAACCGCACTGCTGGCGTTGATGGAAAAGGCAATCGTCTCGCCAGTGGTGTCGAGCAAAACACTGTTAAGTGAATACGAGTATAAAAAACTCCAAGAGGATGAAGAACTATTTAATATTCTCTTTGAGAAGATTTTCCAACTTACTTATGATTTGACTGATGAGGATCGGTTTAATGGAACATACCCGATTAAGATCAACCGAGATTTTGCTCGGCAGATATATTACCAGGCTCATCAGTGTAGTTTAGAACCCTGGGTGTTGCTAGAGGAGGGAACCATTAGTCCACCGGCTCTAATGAATCCAAAGCGCTGGGACTTCAACCAGGCGATATGGTTGGTTGGAATGGAATTACAAGCAGAAATCCAGGACAAAGCTAAAGGCGAGGCGGTTAATAATGGCGAACACAGACAAGAGAGTAACCCTTTGGTACACCCTAAGAGATAAGGTCTCAACCGGCCTTAAGTCTCTACAAAGCACGGGTAAAACGTTCTCGCAAAAGATGAGTAATGCTTTTGGCCAATTCAAAAAGGCCATGGACTCGTCTTTATTGTCTGCCGTTACCTTTGGGAACATCATGGCCAGCGCTGTACAAAAAGCTGCTGGTGCTGTCCTTAAATGGATGGGTGATGCCACAAGAGAATATCAGCTATTCCAAGAAACCCTAACAAAAACCTACACTTTATTGGATGACAATACATTTGAGAAGCACGGTAAAGCAATCGAAGCCGGCGCAATCAAAATCATGCAAGAATACAACCTCGGCATTGAGGATGTTAACAAAGCCCTATTCGATTCTGTTTCGGCTGGTGTTGACGCTGGGGACGCTATTCAATTCATGGAACAGGCTGCCAAGCTAGCCAAGGGCGGTGTTACCAACCTTGGTGTGTCTGTGGATGGTATGACCTCCATTCTAAATGCATTTAACCTCGACATGGAGAGGGCTACAGATGTTTCAAACGCTCTATTCACTGCACAAAAGTTTGGTAAGACTACTGTTGAATTATTATCAAATAATATTGGTAAGGTTGCACCTATTGCCAGAGCAGCCGGCCTATCGTTCGAGGAGCTACTTGCAGCAACCTCACAGCTAACTCTTAGTGGTATCAGTACTGAGGAAGCGGTTACGGCCATGAAAGGCGCTCTGACGGCCATAATTAGCCCAGGTAAAGAGGCCAGGGAAACATTTGAGGCCATGGGCATACCGTTCGGCAAGGCTGCCTTTGAGGGTGGTAAGTTTGGCGAGACGATGGAACTTATCAAAAACCAAACCGAGGGGAACATCGACGAAATTTCAAAGCTTATTCCAAACGTTCGGGCGCTATTATCTGTTACCTCTGTGGCCACCGAGCAAGGGCTTCAAAAGTACGACGAGATATTAAAGGCCATCGAGGGCGACACTACCAGCCTTAATAAGGCATTTGAAAGACAAATGGCTGTCATG